TGTCCCTTAAGTAACACTTGTGGAGTATCTTGTACGGGGGATGAAAAAACCCGCGCGGCCTTGCTATCAGGCCGCGCGGGTTTAGCTGAGGGGAAGGGAAACACATCCCTTAGTATACACTTTCAAGGTTGATAAATCTATATTTGTAATCGTTAATAAGAGCGCAAATAAATTGGGTTGCGTCTTCAATACACGTGAATGTTTTAACGCGCTTGTCGTTGTATTCGAAATCATAATACCAAACGTTGAATTGCACGTACGTTAATCCCTTTGAATCGCTTACGCTCTCTCCGATAGGCTCAAATCCGTGGTTCCTAATAATCCGGTCGGCCTGCTTGATTGTATCCGCGTCAAGGCTAGTCTCCATATACACGCTGATAGTCTTCGCGTTCGCGCAAATGTGCGCGTAATGCATTCCGTTGCTTGTGTGCTTGCTGTACTCGTAAACCTTCATTGTCGATGTTCCTTTCTGCGCGTTTCCCTTATCGACAATATTAGTATAGCTCACATTGAAACGATTAGCAACAACTTTTTATTTTATTTTTCACGACAATAAAAGACCCCGCGCGATTATCCGCGCGGGGTCTGCAACTTTAAGCAGGTGGATTCTGCGGTAGCGTGGTCATCCCGGAGCCATAAACCGCGTTAGTCACGTTCTGATAGGTAATCTTTACACCTTCAGCGGCTTTAAAACTCATGTTCTTAGTGCTTCCGTCATCACCCTGCATTACAAAGAAATAAGTGTCCACCATGTTGAACGGGAGCGCGGGCTTGTAAACAACGGTGCCGTTATTGCCCTTTGCTCCGAGTACTTGCACGATAACATTCATCATTATTCGTGACACGGTTACACCACCTGAGCTACCGTAGCCGTGTACCGCGTTGAGCGTGTTACCACCGAATATACCGGAGATAATATTAGCTGCGATAAGGTTCTGGCCAGCCTGCTTGGGGTGTTGTCCCTTGTCAGCGGTGCCGTAGTCATTCGAATCGATGAGCCAAGACCAACCATTAGCGAGGAACGCACATGGGAACGAGTAATTAGCGGTCTGCATGCCGCGAACTATGTTCTCGTCTACCTCTAGCATTCTTTGGCATGTGTATTTCGCAGTCGCAAGCGTGGAGCACAAGAACACTTTGCCTTTGTAGCCCAACGTCTCCAGCTTGTTGAGCGTAGCAGCCACGTACTGCGACACGGCCACGGTATTAGAAGTCATGTTGTTATGGCCGAGCGCGATTAGAAGCACATCGTAATTTAGTACATCGGCTGTAATGTGCGCTGCTGTGGAGCTATCCCATTTAGCTCCACCTTGTGCATCCTCATGGTAGGTAGCTACCTTGAGCGTGGTCTTGATGACGTTTCCAAATCCGGTTACATTTCCCTCGGGATTGTATCCTTCCAGATACGAATCTCCTATGACGTAAAATGAACCGATTGATTCACCCTTATCTAGACGCGCTTCAAGGCCTGCAACATCTCTTTTAACATCGTCGATAGACGAATTAATCGTGTTAGATGCAGCTGTCACCGCATCGTTGACAACCTTAGGCGTTGCCGCGATACCCGCGGTCGCGTCACTCGTTGCGGGCGTGGTAGCAACGGCTAGGCGCACGTGGCCGTAGTTAGTTTCGTTGCCGACTCCGTACGCGGTGGTTTCGCTCGCGTGGCTCGTTGGCGCTTTGGTGGCTTCGGCTGCGGTAGCGCGCGCAACCTCCTCTTTGATAGCGGTATCGTTCGCGGTAATGCGCGCGTCATACCGTTGCACCTCATCGCGGTACTGTTCAATCTGCGCGTTGTAATTGCCGGTGAGCGCCCAATAATGCGTGTTGGTAATCTCGATACCAGCAGGTACGTACTGCTTAGAGGTGTACGAGTTGCCATTGTTGTAAACGATGGTAAGCGGCTCATATGTCTTGGTGTTGTTCCATTCGAGCGGTTCGGCGAAAAGGGGAACGTAGCGCGCTCCCACGTACTGCGTGACTGCCATAATTCAATATCTCCTTATTTGGTGGTAGCGGACGGGTCAGTGTCGGGGCTTGCAAGCGGCGTGTACAAGGTAACTTTCATCTTGTCGATGTCCTGCGTGTGCGAGGTCTGCGTTTGCGTGAGCGCGGCAATGTTGTTGGTGTTAGTCGTAATCTTTGTAGTAAGGCCGCTTGTGGTTGTCTTCAGCGCTGCAACATCACTTGTAAGCTGTTCCACGGCTGCGGGATTCAATGCGTTCACGGCTGCGATAGTCTCATTTATCTTATTGATGAGTTCCACCGTGCTAGGACGCAGGGTCTTGCCAAATTCGAGTGCTGCGATTGCCATTTTTACACCTCCGTGCTGGTGAGTGCCGTGTAAAGCGTGTGCTTTACCTCTAGTAGTTCCTTCTGCAACCTCGCGATGTCAGACGCGATGTTTTCATTAGGATAGTTGGGCGCGGTGTTGTCGATGACGCCTTGCCCGCTGGTCTCGTACCTTAGAATCAATCGCCCGTAATCCTCTGTGCCGTATACGGCTCCGGTATCGAACGTGATATCGCTCCACGAGTCCGGTACGTAGATGCAGAAATGGCCGTCATCGGTCAGACCCGCGAACATCATTTGTCCGAACGTCTGCCAAAGCCATCCGATGTTGTCATTAATCCAATCTTCAATCTGCTGCGCGTAGTAGTCATCGAATCCGGATTGCATGAACTTTTCAAACAGCATTTCAAGCGTGTCAATCGCGGCGCTGTTCTCGTTCACTTGTCCGCTAGTGTCATTAACGTAATCCTTCAATGCGTTGATGATGCAGTATAGGTTAGCGGTGAGCTGTTCGGGGCTTTTCACCTCCCAGTACAATTTTGGTAATGTCGGATTAGATATTAGAAAAGGGTCGAAATACGGCAATGGTGTGAACATATAACCTCCTTACCAAAGTGGAACGGTCGGCACCATTATAGACGTGAATAGAACATGCTCCAGCTCATCGAGAATCATAACATCAACATCGTTCCACGATTCAGCGAACCGTGCGGCTTGCTCCGTTATATCGCCTTCGCGCACGGTATCGCTCTCGCGGTCGGTGCCGTTGCTTGCGTAGTCCGAATTACCGGAAAGCATCGTCTCCGGGAAGTCTGAGAAGATATCGCGAGACTTGGAGCGGTCGCGGCTTGCTTGGAACGGGTTCACGCCTTGCTCCACTCGCGCATAGAGCAATTTATATTTAGGCATAATCTCGTTGAGCTTTCGCAGATACGCGGTTTTCCATCGCGCAGGCGTTGGGATTGATACCTCGCGGTAGTAGTAACGCTCTATGAATTTGCGGCACAGCTGCGTGTATTGCAGGTCGCTGTACGCATCGAAGCGCCAAGAATCATCGGTTAGCGGCTGGTAGAAACCCATTTCGTACCACTCGCCAAGCGTGACGGTCATATAGTCCCAACGATCGTTTACGGGAACTTCGGGAAACTCGAACACTATTGACCCTCCTTACCAAACAGCGTTTCATAGCGGTGGCGCATGTCATAGTTATCCGTGATGTTGTCGCGCGCCCATACTACCGTGATAGGCTCGTTAAGCTTGCCGGAGAAACGCGCGTTGAGCTTATCGCAAGCGGTACGCCTGCAAGTCAGCGGGGATAGGCGCGCTAGCTCCGTTGGCTGCATGGTCGAATTAACTTCATCCTCAATCATGCGCTCCGCCTTGAAGGTCATCGAATCGATTCCCAGCTCCCTATAAACCGCGTCCCACGTATTAGCCCATTCCGTTTGAAGCTTGTCCCCGATATACTCGCGCGCTCGCTCCGGCATGGTCGCGTTAGTCTGGATGTCGCTGAAATTGTCATACGCCAAAACGAACGGCTCGCCGTTGCCGATTGACTTGTAGAAGTTCTGAACATCGAACGCCCTATCTTGCGGAGCGGATATAACCAGCGGCATACGCATGTGGTAACGGTTAATCTGCTTCGTGCGCAGGATGTCGGCAAGCTCGCGCGCCCAGATGTTAATCTTCACCATGAGCGGGTAGCGGGTCGCGTTCTCCCAAATCCACACGCCACGAGACCAATTGCACATGAAATTAGTCTTACCGGTCGCACCGATAGCGCGCCACGCGCGCGGTTCATCGTACATATTCGGCGCGCCCTGCTGGACTGCCTTCAACGATAGAAGCGTGTCGCTTGTCTGGGACGGATAGGCTAGCGTTGCCGACCCTTCCGTGAGAAGCGTCCACTCTAGATACCGCGCGTTGCACGTCTCCGGCAACCCAACCCATTTAAAGCGCGACAACGCTAGTTCTATCAAATCGTTTTGAAACATGTTGAACAACTGTTGATTGTAGGCTTCCGTCTGCCAATACGCCGGTCTTGAATCCGGACGATAGGCGCGGCGCTGCTTGAAGCCCCTGCGGCCTTTGCTCATTAGTCCACCTCCATATAGGCGCTAGTACCCATCATCGCACGGGAGAGCGCAGCGTTAGCGCTATCGCTCGCTAGCTTTTGCTCATCGATAAGGTGCTGCATAAGCTTTTCGTGCGCCTTGTAATCAGCGCTGATAACAGCTTCTTTTCTAGCTTGCTCGACCTTGTAGTCGATGAGCGCTTGAATCTCTTCATCGCTCATGTTCTGGTACGTGTCCGACTTCAAAAGCGAATCGATGTTGATTGCATCGTTCACGCTGCATCACTTCCTAAAGTTATCGTAAATGCTTACACGGCCTATATCCTCGGGGGTATCCCAAACGGTCACCCCGCGCATAAGTATATCCTTCACAACGTTCTGAGCGTCTTCCAGAGCGTTGCCGTTGCCGCTACACCATACTTCCGTGCATTTCCAGTAGGTGAAATGCTTCATAACCTGCATATCGCGCATATCCCATTCGCGCATGAGCGTGTACCCGTACCGGGCGAACGCGCTAGCGGCGTTCATAATGTCGCATTCGCGTTGCGTTATCACCTGCGCGAAAAGCGCGCGCGGAGCGGTGGCGCACCCTTGCCCGTTCGCTCCGGCTCCGAACACAGCCGGTGCGGCTACGCCCGCTTGATTCAATCGTGCTTGAATCGCGTCTATCGCGGTTGCATGCGTGCGCTGCGCGTTCGCGTCCGCTGTGGCCTTGGTATTGGCCGCATTGGTGCGCGTGAGTGAAGCGTTTGAAGCGGCGCAGGACGTGCTAGCGTTATTTCGTATATTCGTTGCATTCGTTGCGGATGAGGACTGCACGCCGTATGTCGCAGCGGTGAATTGCACCGCGTGGAGCGTCTTCTCGAGCGCGTTCGTCTGCGCGATTGCAGCGGCGTTAGCGTTACTCGATTGCGAGATAGCGGCTGCGGCGTTCGAAGCTGGGAACGACACGGCCATATCCGCGATTCCGGACACAAGCGCGCCCGCTCCGGCTCCGGTAAAGGCGCCGGTAACAACGCTGCCGACGGTTCTCGCTGCAGATGTCGCGTTGTTGTTCGCCGTGGTAATCGCTATCACATCGTTTTTCAGCCCGGTTACCGCTGAAGATGTCGCGTTGTCGCTATCGCAGTCGGCTTTGAGCTTGTTGTTAGCTGCGGTGGCTCCCTTCAAGGCCGCGCTATTCGAGTTCTCCGTTATAGCGGTGTTAGCGGCAACGTTGATAGCGTTCACGTCAACGGTGTTCTGCGCGGCGTTGTTCGCGTTGGTGTTCGCGGTCGCGTTCGATGCAAGCGAGGACGCTAGAGCGTTATCCGCTGCAAGCTTCGCGTGCGCGCGTTCATACACGGTCGAGTAATCGGCGCGGCTCGCGGCGCTCTGCGTCACCTGCATAATTGGCACGTTCCAGCGTTTCAGGTAATCGCCCCACGCTCCGCCGTAAGAATACGCACGGCCTTCCGCTGTATGGAACGTCAACGTATCGGTCGCGCCTGCGATTCCAAGCAAACGTGCATCGATCGTTATATAGGGCATTACAAGGTTGAGCGCGCTCGCTACCTCGATGCCGGTATCTCCCAAATCCTCAACGCGCACGATTGAGGAAGTGCCGGTTTCATCGGACACGCGAATAGCAGCGTAAGGCCACGTGTAGAGCTTGGCGAACCTCTCGGCGCGCGCCGGGTAGATAAAGTCGCTAGCAGCGGGCTTGATGAATTTATCCACACGCTGCGAAGCCCCTAGCACGCTTACGTTGAACCCCCAGATAGTGAAATCCCAATATTGGATTATCAAATCGGTTGGGGCGAAGAAGATGCCTTGAATGGTCTGCTTGACCCAAGGCGCGTTTTTCTCCATAGCGCGCAAGAATCCCACGAGGTCGCTTACCGCGACCGAATACACGCGCGCGGCAAGCACGCCGGAAACAAGCTCTTCGGATACGACCGGTACACGCGGCGCGGCTGCGTTGCCCAGATTGCCGGGTAGGTCGCACGATGTCACGATGCAGGCGCGTTGGCTCTCCGCGCTGTAGTTCTTGACCGCGCGGGCGCGCTCGATATACGGTTCCCCACCGGTGTTAACGTCTGCGGTAAGTAGGTACTCGGAATTTTCGCGCGGGTTGGCTAGATAGTCGGCTACGGAAGTCGCGGCAACGGGCGCGTGTCCGCGCTCAAGTAGAATGTAGTCGAATTGCATATCGTTGATATACGTAGTCCACATATCAAGCGATAAGACTAAGCGCGTTGTGTTCGGCGATAGCTGCTGTGCGTCTTGGATGAAGTAGAAGTAGCGTTGTTTGCGCTCGCCGTCCGCGTATTCGAGCGGCTGGGAGTCGCTTGTCATACGCGGCAAATCGGCAACGAGGTAGTTGTAGCCTTGAGCTGACGTAACCGGAACGGGTACCTTTGCGCTCCCGTCAGGCTTGACGTTAAACATCGTTTCGAGGTTTATAACATCGCCTTCAAGCGCATCGAACCACGCATTGCGCGCGTCATCATCGGCGAACTTGACAACGTTGTCATAGTCCCCGCACCAAGGCACGTTGCACATCTTCAATCGCGCGTTCGGCTTGAACCGCGTGTAATCGAGCGCGTTGTCATACTTATATACGTCAACGTTTCCGATGTTCGGGAATCCTGAATCCAACTTGATACCCCCTTTACTAAAAGCGCCCCCGCTCATTCACAAGCGGGGGCGCGTGTGTTCGCTTTATAGCGATTATAAACCGTTAGGCGATTGTAATGTCAACGGTCTTGGTGTACTGCGTAGTCGCACCGGACGGATTGACGTAGGACGTGGTGCCGGTCACATGAAGGACGTTGGACGCTTCAAGGCCGGTCTTCTGAACGTGGAGAACTCCCAGACGGTCAACGCGGGTGGCGCTGTTCAGGTCGAGCGGCTCGCCTTCGGTGGCCGCGGTCTCGCCGGACACGCTCCACGTAACCGCATCGGGTGCGACCTCGATACCCTCATCGTTTGCGGTCACGGTGCCGACCAGCTCAACGGTGAGCTGCGTGGTATCACCCGGCTTGAGCGAAGTCTTGGCAGCGGTGATGCTCACTTCGGTAACGGCCTGCGTGAGCGTGGGCACGGAGGTACCCGCATCGGTGGTGAAGAGAATCGCCGGTACGAACGGGGACGCGCTCACAACCTCCCAATGATGCAGATAGTAGTTGGTGCTCAAGGTCTGGGGATTGTAGAAGCTCTCGTTGGCATACACGTAATCGTTGCAGACAAAGAACGAATCGGTGGTTAGAAGAGCGAACGCGTTAGGTACGGGCAACTCCGGCACCTCGATGGTACGGTACGCCGCTTCCGCCTTATCGAGCTGGAACACGCTTGCCAAGGTATCCACATCGATAGAAGCGGCTGCATCCGCGGTAATGAAGAGTACAAGCTCCTCGGGCTTGGCAAATGTTGGAATTCCGTACTCGGCGGATACCGGGGAATAGAGCGAAGATGGGAATTTGAGCTTCTTAGCGTAGGCGCGTACGGCCTTCAGGAACTCCTTGCCGGTGGCTTCATCGGTCGGCGCGGCGCTCACCTGATGCTTGAAGAACTGCCAATTCTTCTCATAGTAGGCAATTTGGTTGAGCATGCAAAGGTACTCATCGTAGTTATCGGAGTTGCGCGGCACGGTCATAACCGCATCGATAAGGCGGTTAAGTCCCATCTCATCCGCGAAAGCCTGTTGCAGGTCGGGCAGCTCGAGCGTGATGTCGTAGCGGTCTTTGCGGTTCACGGTGTGGTACCACACAGCGGCTTCGGGTCGCTCGACCTTGAGAAGGTTCGCATCGTCCACATCGTAGGTGTGGGCGCGGAGCCACTTGATAGCGCTCTCCTGAATAGAAGCGCCGTAACGCAGATTGGAACCCTTGAAGACGGTAAGGGGATTCTCCCACTGGTTGTTATGGACAATCTGCGTGCCGATACGATTAACGAACGCGTCCACGAACTCGTTAAGATAGCGGCGATTCATCGGGTCGAACAGGAATTTAGAAGTAGCATCGATACCGGAAATAGTCGGGTTAGGTACTCGCTGCTGGAAATCGTTGGTACCGGACAAGTACACGCGTCCGGCGATAGTGGTGTTGTTGGTTGCCATTCGTGTATCTCCTTACAAGTCCAAATCAAGGTCATCGTAATCGGGGATTACCGTTACATCGTCCTCGATGATATCCGCGTCCCCGTCACCGTCCGCATCAATCACGGTCGCGCCGTTATCGATGTCGATTGCGTCCGCGGTCGCGCGCATCTCATCGAGTACGCCGGCGATTGCGTTTACAACGCTCTCGATACGCTCCAGACGGTCGCGCAAATCATCGAACTCGCCCACGCGGTGCGCTTCCTCGCCGTCAACGCCTGCGGTCTGCTCAATCTTGGTTTCATCGGGTGTCAGGTCATCGTTCTCGCCCATAGAAGCCCCTTTCTATATGTATATGAATCGAGCGCGAACACGCGATGAAAAAACATGCGTGTTCGCGCTCATTATAGCGCATATGCGAAACTAGACGCGTTCCATTAAAACGCGTTGCTACCTCGCGCGGGGTTCGGGTATCGACCGAACGATATAGCTTCCCGAATCATCCCTACTTATGGAGTCGCGCGCCCGTCATCGCTTGCGCGGATACTACTTTACACCATAGAGCGCCATAGCGTCCAAAAAGCCCTCGCGCACCTTGACGCTCTCGAATAGAACGCTACCCTCGTAATACATTTGAACGATAACGCGCATGGTCTTAAGCGCCCGCTGCGCGGCTATGCGGTTCGGCGTGTTGTCCTTGCGCGTGAGCGCGTAGACGTTCGGCGCGTTATTGGGGATGTTCGAGGTGACGTAGTAATATCCCTCTGTTATATCCGCCCATATGCCGTATTCATCTCCCATGTGAACGACTCCCATAATGTATTTGGCACGTGGGGGCTTCTTCATCACGTAGCGCGTATCTTCCTTGAAGTCGTTCGCATACGTGGCATTCGAATAGCCGGTTACTTGCCCCATGCGCCCGGCTAGGGTGTGTTCCATGCGGTACGCGTCATGTTCGTCAGGCTCAACGTAATGAAGCAGGCACATCTTATCTTGATACCACGTGTAACCGTAGGACGGCACGCCGCGCACACCGAACGCCGCGAAATAGGGATTGAGTAAGTCAACCGCGTTTCCCAGCAGGAACAAACGCGGCTTGACCCTACTATCGTTATAGGCGTCCTCACGTACACATGAATCGATGATACGGCTCAACATGTTCCATTCGTTGCGCTTGTACGTGTGGGTGGAATCGATCGATTCTAGGATAGCTTCATCGAAGATGATGTTTTCCACGTCCGCAAACGTGCGCTTCTTCGTTCCCTGCATCTCCGCGAACGCGACAACGTACCCGCACGTGTTCCAAAGGGTGCCGCGCTTCGCGCCCTTTACGCGGTACTTGAACTCGTTCGCTTCGCACTTGTAATCGAACGCCCCAAAATCATCATCGGTCGCGGCTAGCTTGTCGAAATAGCTTTTCTTGACCGCATCGCGTTCATCAAGCGTGCGGCACACCTCCACGAACCTGCAACCGCGTTTGATAGCGCGGTTGAGCGCGTAGGCGCGAAGCCCGTAGGTCTTTCCCTTGTTCGGAGCGCCCACGACCATGGTAACATCCGCGTTATATGAAAGCGTCTTTTCCCAGTTGTAATGTACGCCGTCATTCAGGTTTACCATTCAACCTCACATCCTTCTTCGTCTGTGTATGTATATACCGCGCGTCCATCAGCCACATCGATAACGCGCATGCGCGTATCCAAACAGCGCCCGTATTTCTCGCGAACGTATGCCACGGTGCGCGAATTGCCGCCCTTCTCCGCGTCCCCTAGCACGCGGTCAGATGGATAGAGCGCTATCGACTCGCGAGACACCACGCGCGCGGTCTTGCCGGTGTAATCGGTAACATCTGCATCGAACACATCCGATGCAGACGGCCTATAGTGTTCGAGCGCATGGCACACCCCGTTAGACACGCGCACGCCCCACCCGAGCACGCGCGGGGCTACTTCCTCGAATCCGTGCCGGGCGCTCATGTCATCTATCCAATTTTCGATATGGTAGGCGCTCGCCGGTCTGGAAAGACCCGCGCACGTTATATGCGCGTGGCGCCCGTCCCAGCTAACGCGCGCCTTGTTCCACGCGTCCATATGGAGCGGGTAGGCGTCTCCCTCCACCTCGAACGTGCCCACACCGGTTAGCGGAGACGCGTAAGACGGGAAATTAGAGCGCACGCGCTCCATGCATACATCGATAGACGCGGTAACGGACGCGTGGAACGCATCGAGCGCGGCCATTAAATCGGACGCGCTCACGTCTGAATCGCACGAGATTTTCAAGCTGTCGGTGTCACCCCCGAGCACGCGCACGCGCTCACCGAATGCCCTATACATAAGCTCGATAGCGGCAACGATAGCCATACGCGACCCGCCAACGATACGAAGACCGTAGGGGTAGAGAACAAGCTTCTTGCGCGCGTCCTTGTAATGCTTCCCGTAGTTCTCGCGCGTGACAACCGTATCCCTATCAACGCTTATCTCTCCCCCAGAGACCTTATAGGCGCACTTGAATACGTCTTGCGCTTCCATTCCATATATCGAGTTAAACATTCCCTTCACCGTGCTACCGTAATAGGCTTCGAGGTCGGCGCGCTCCATCTCGCCGGTGCGGATACGCGCAGCGATTCCCTCCGGGATACTCTCCGGAATAAGCTCTGTGTAAGCGCGCCCGGTCTCGTACGTCTTTAGAATCTGCTTGCACGCGTCCTTGCGCGCGTAGAAGAGATTAGATAGCAACGTCACGTAGTCGGGCGGCTTCGCGAACTTGCACGTTCCCTCGCCTAGAATCACCTCCATAGAATCCCATTCGTAAACGCGGCTCATGCACCACAACTCCATTTCAGACACGTTCACGATGCATGATTGGGCTTCCACCAGCTTTCCGAACGCGAAACGCGCACCGGCTGCAACGTCAACGTAACCGGCGCTTCTAACCTGTGTCACAGTCTGCCTATCGGCGTCCCCGCTTCCCCACTCGCCCATCTGCCCGGTGCCTTTAAACTTTGCTTCCGATAGCAAAGATATATCCCACGCGGCGAAAGCGCTACCCGCACGCAAGCGCAGGCGCGTGAAACGTACCTGCGCGTGAAACGCGCATCCAAAAGGCTCTTCCCAGTGCTTCATAGCTTCATCAAGGTTAGTGTTTACAACGGAATCAGCCATATGCTGCAGGATTGCGGGAACGAGGCCGGTGAACTTTACCGGGGTCATATGTCCGTTGATATATGCATGGTGCGCCGATGTCTCATCGATGCTGTACACGTTGCGTTGCACCAGCCCCGAATACCGCGCGGAAGTGAACGTGAACCCTCCTCGAAAACACGCCTTCCTAAGCGCGTACTGCGCGTAGGTCGGCGCGAGTTCCCGCGCACACATCCGCTCGAACGCGGCTTGCACGGACACGGGTTTACCCTCGCCGCGCGGAATGCGCAGGCGCCCGGTCTCAATCTTTCCGGCTTGCCGCACCAACGATGTCTTAGTAAGCACGCGCACCCCAAGCCACTCCGGTTGAAGCCATTCGTTAGATTCAAGAAGGTAGCGCAGGTAAGCCGGGATGACCTCCGTATCTCGTCCGGCGTAATACAGTTCTTCATCTGTCAGCGGGGTTTCCGGTGTACGGATTTTCGAGTAATCCCACTCACCAGTGGCCTTTGGTAATCCGCAGGTTTCGCCCATCTTGGCAAGGCCGCGCATCTCAAGATAGAAGGTGTCCCAGAAACGGAGCTTTACAACTCCTTCCTGAACGATATCCACGGTATAGGCGCTAGTCGCGCTCTGCGCGCTCGCGACCATGTCATAACGATCGTTTAGGTCGAACATGAGCGGTTGCAGGTCGAACATGAGATTATAAGCGCAGATGATGGGAACGCATCCGTTGCGTTCACCCCACGCTATGTAATCGTCTATAACGGCCTGCATTTGCGCGCCGTGGCGATAAAAGGACACGTTGCCCGCTCCGACTTCGTACGTCCTAATGTCAACCCCTCGCAAATCGTTGACGATATATAGCACCGGATAAGCGCGCCATTTGTTCTCTTCTGCGTCTACAAGGATGTTGCACGTCTCCGTGTCATAAGACGCGGCTATCTTGAATTGTTTGCCATCACGTTTGCGCGCCATGTTCCCTCTAACGCCCTTCAAGCTATCTGAACATCACGAGCATCGAAGCCCACCAGTCAGACCCCATCAGCTCGGAATCGTAATCAACTTCGTTATAGAAAGCTTCGTTTTCGCTTGTAATCCCCTCCACGAACGATGATGTTACCTTGGAGCCTATCGCAGCTTGGAAAGCGTCTTCATTGGCGCTAAGAACCTTCTCGAATGCTTCAGCTAACGAGTTGGTGCCAAGGCCGCGAATTATGTACTCGTTTCGCTTACGCGCATCGCGCCCGCGCCATAGTTGGCGCGTTGCGGCATAGAACACAGATACCTTCTCGCTCGCATGCTCGCCTAACGTTGTGGGCTGACCGATTTTAGCAAGGTTCAATTGCCGGGCGAAAAAGATATCCGAACGCTCTTTAGCGCTCTTCACGCGGCGCGGCGCCGATGTCATGCGGTCGAGCTGCGCTGCTGCTGCTTGCGTGCGTTCTTTAGCTGCTGCAACCTCGCGCGCGGCGCGCGTGTTCTGATATGACTTGGTAATCTGCGCGCGCACGCTCTCTATATAGTCCGTGCGCGCTCGCATCTGCGATGCACTCATTCCGGTTGTATCCTCGCGCTCAAGGCGCGCCAATAGACGCTTGGCGCGCCTGCGCGCGTTGTATGTCTCGTCAGATGCACGTTTGGCTCTTGCCATTTCAATACCTCCGGTTTAAAAAGGCGGAACGGCTTCAAGCCGAACCGCCTTAGAAACAACGGGATAGGATTATATGTTAGACAAGTACAAGCGTCTTGCGAGTGTTGCCGTTGGGGAGCTTAGAGGAGACAAGTTTCATCTGGACAACCTCGCCGGAATCAAAGAGCTGAGCGGCCATGAAGTTATCTGCTGCGTTACGGACGCCCTCGGACTGGGAGAAATACGCCTTGCCGTCCGCGCATACAATCGTGGTATTGGTGCAAGGCATATCAACGCCGTTCTTCTCGCGGGAACGGCGCACGCCGGGCTTGGTGAAAACTCCGACAACGTCCAAGGTCTCGCCCTCATGCTCTGAAAGCGATTCAGCGTTGTTCATCGCGTTCACAACGAGCTTGCGTGTCTCCGAATCAGTAGGCTGGATAGAGGAATAGCTAGAGGGAGTGTACAGGTTGGTATCGGTGTCGATGGTGGCAAGCTGGTTAGTCTCAATCATGGTTATAGTCCTTTCTTATAGTTAATTGCGGTTTCTACAAAGAGCTTAATCGGCATTGAGTAGTAATCCGAGTCCGTTTCAACATCTGTAATGGTAATGGTCGGGTCTTTCAGCCTTCTACGTAGCGTGTTAGTGGCTTTAATAAGCTTCGAATAATCGCCAAGAAGCTCATACTCGAATGGCTCAAACTCTCCATTTACAACACGTTGACCTTTACAGTGCGAGAACGTTACCGTTCTGCCGATTAATCCACGTTCAAAATTAGTAGGCATAATGTCATCTCCTTTCCCGTTGCTTTGATTAGTATTATAAACATTAACAGTATAGCGTGTCAACGATTAAATTAATAAATTTTGTAGTAAACCCGATTCACGTAGGCTTGCACCTCATTATAGCGACTACCAAGAGCATCACGGCGCGCCTGACCGCTACCGTACTCGCCGCGCATGACCGCAGCGGCTAACTCCGCTGTGGTCTTATACGAAGAGCTGGAGCCGGAACCGATACCGAAATAGTGCGAATTCACGTAGGCTTGCACTTCATCGTAGCGGCTACCCAATGCATCGCGGCGCGCTTGACCGCTGCCGTATTCTCCGCGCATCACCGCAGCGGCTAGGGCTTCAACGGAGTCGGTGGGAGCTGCAGGCGCGTTATGGTTGCCGGAATCGGGCGCGGGTTCGGTGCCTGTAGACCCGTCCATATATGCTTGAACCTTCGATTTGAACCAATTCCAGCTGTAGCCCCAGCGCTCCAGATACGGGATTGGGTCGGTGTGCGTGGTGCCACCCCAGAGCGTACGCGCATCGTTATGGGACACCATACGGTCAATTCCCCAGCCCTTTTGATTCAAGTAGTAGGCAGCCCACTGAGCGGCTGTATCGAGTGCCGTGTCAACTTGCTCGCGCGTAGTTCCCTCGCATATCTCGATGCCAACGGATACGTTGTTGCCGTTGCCCACGTGCCACGACTTAGCGTTGCCGGGCATGACCTGATAGACGGTACCCCCGTTCGTCCAGTCGCACACCCATTGAGCCATTGCCGCGTTGTTACCTGCGCGGTTCCAGTAGGTTACGTGGTTCCACGCAGTCGCGCCCGGATTGGCCGTGGAGTGGATGACCAGATAGCTAGGGGAAATGGTACCGTGGCCGTTCGCGATGAAATAGTCAATCTCCTGCCACGCGAACGCAGATGGAGCACCGACCACCAAAGCAGACGCAAGCGCGACAAAGGCAGCGCACCCCTTTACAAGCTTCTTTAACACTATTAACCCTCCTGACTCATGCTATCGAGCTTTTCAATTACCTTCGTCATAATGAGTGTGTTCTCTTCGATGGTCTTGCGCATGTCCTCCACAGTCTTGGTGCTGTAGTAGAACATCATCACAAATGCAGCGATTGGGAAAGCCACGTTGCTCACCAACTCCGTTATAGCGCTTACGTCCATATTGGTATCCTTTCAATCAAGCGACACCACGCACCTTTTACGCGGTGCCTTTACCTAGCGGTATTATATACAGGTAATAAAAAAGGGGGTTAAATAACCCCCAGAGTAGCGTATATGTTGAGAATGCAGACAACGGCTAGAACCGTTACCGCGAATAATGCGGCTGCTAATTTGCGAACTAGCCTAGCCAAACGAGATACGTCTTCCGCGTACATTCTATAAAGCTCTGTTAGGTCTTCGTCAACCTTGATTAAAAGCTTGTGCTCATCTGTGGTCATTGGTGTTTCTCCTTCTATCGTAGACCCTGAATAGCTGAAGTTATTATTATGCTCCCGTGGTTAGTCGGTATCTCGCTTCGAATGATTAGAGGGGCTTTAGTACGACCTGTTGCAGGTGCGAATTGTATATGTTTAGCACCGGCTGACTTATGTACTCGCAAAGCCTTCATTACTTGAGCCGGGTCGAAATAATCGCATGCGCTTGTGAAGTCCTTGTTTCCAACGGTGTATGTCAGCACCTTATCCAACAAATCGACACGCGGGGCATATGTGCAATCAGTTCCGTATAAAGCGCTAAACACGCTACCCGGTTTAAACAACCCTTCGATACGATTCACAACGTATCCGTCTGTTGAGTATATGACTGTATCGTGAACACATACACAATCAAATGGAGCATGCACACCGGGCTTGCATGTGCAAGCGTTTAGAGCGCTCCATAGGCTACGCGCTTCTGCTTTGTTCATTGTGTCCCCCTTTTCTGTTTGAAGCTTATACTATTGTAGCAGTCACTAGAACGGTTTGCAATATTTTTTCATCTCCATACAATTATTGTCGACTCCAGTCGGCTAGGTTCGCGCCCCGTACAAGATACTCCACAAGTGTTACTTAAGGGACAAGTGTGGATTATCTCACG